CCAGTAGGGTCAGGACAAGCAATAATTCTACGATCAACTCCATATCTTCTCGTAACCTCCTCAGCAAAATCCCATGTGGTAGCACCACCCGTTAACATAATCTCATCAAAAACATACAAAGTATCGTTATGTTTAACAGCACAAACTCCTGCCATAGGATCAACGTTAAAATCTAAACCGATTAACAAAGGAAGCATATGTAAATCTGCCACCTCTTTATCAATATTGTCATCAGCAAAGCTAACAGCAACCAATCCAGTAAGATTTTCAAAACTTGCTTCAAACTCCTGTCTAAATGTTCTTGCATCTAATTGACTTCTGGCTGCTTCAACTTCCTCTTCTGCTACATTACCCCCCTCTATCGTAGTAAAACTCCATCTTTGCCAATCTTTCCATTCCTCCTCTCCGCAATAACACCACATATCATAAAACCAACTCGCTGTTCCATCTGGGGTACTAATAAACAGTGCCCATCCTTGTTTATCGGCTAATGCAGGTCTTATTACTTCAGCCCAAACGTCACGATCCATAAACGCAGCTTCATCTAAAACAACACCAGCTAAACTTCTTCCTCTCAATGCCATTGCATTTTCAGTTCCCTTCAATTCAATAGTCGAGCCATTTATTAATTCCAGCCTTAAATCTGTTTCATTCTTACTTTGAATCCATACCTTCGGTGTTAATCTCTTCAACTCTTTCCACGCAATATCCTTTGCCATCCTATATGTAGGAGCACAATAAAAATAAACCTCTCCAGGTCGTTCAATAGCTCCTCTCAACAGTTCTATACAAGAAAGATAGCTCTTTCCAAACCTTCTTCCAGCTACCAGCAACCTAAATCTTTTCTTTGAATTAAATACTTCCCCCTGAGCATACCTTAAACTAATCTCCTCTCGTTTTTTTCCACTTACAACCATATAATTAATAAAAAATTCAATACCTACCCTACTTTATAGCCTATTTCACTACTTTTAAGTTATCATTCAACTAAATACTACTAAGATCAAGTCCGTGGCTTCCTCTACTTTTCCTGAAAACATATTAAATAATCCTCTCGCTAATCCTGCTAAAAAAAGAACTCGCTCTACAATATCCGATGTCCTAAAACGGTCCCAACGTCTATACGCTCGGCAACTTGAAGGTAAAACTACTCGTCAATTAGTAATAGAACACTCCTCAATAGAAAATATCTCCGAAACTACCGCCTGGCATGATTGGGATAGAGTTAAAGTTTGGAATAATGAAGATTGGGAAAAAGATAGAGAAGCTTTACTTCCCAGACTTCAAGCAATGAGAATACGTCTATTCAATAAAGCTGTTAAAAAAGGACAACTCCAAACAGCAGCTCAAATATTAGACAGCCTCGGTAAAGTAATTGGCGAATCCGTTGAAACAGTTAATATTCAAGCTCCTGAACTTTCCATAAAAGTTGAACCAAAAAATTAACGGGAATATATTTAAGTTCCCCGCCTTGCCTAAAAAATAAAAAAAATTGGACTTGTACCCCCTCCAAGTCCATAAAAAGGTATAAAAGTACCTAAAAGTCTTTTGGAGTCCTTAGAAGTCCATATAGAACACTTACAGAATATAGAAGTCCAAAGAAGTTCATAAGAAATACCACTAGGTAAAAATTTGTACTCGCAAAATTTATTGTGTACTTTTTGATATTTTTGTTTACTTGTTTACTATTTTTTGCTATATTAATTATAGTTATGTTGATCCTAAATTTTTAACTTATTCAATAGTTATTTTTTTTAATACTCAAAATAATTATTTATTACTTTTTAATTTATAGATCGCTTAACTAAATACAAATAAAAATTATTCAACTTTCATACCAGAAATGACTTCAACAAATTTATTTCCCACTAGCGACAGACAAACGCTAGACACCGAGCAACTCAAGATTAATTTTGCTTTTGGTTCTTATAGTTCTTTTTTAGATATCTCTAACGAATCTAAGGAGCTGCATATTCGATTAGATAACAAACAAATTAAAAAAGATATTGTATCTAGTTTTCAAATGTTATCTAGTACTTATTCAACTGATAAAGAATATTTAACAGAGGTATTCAAAATTATTGTTGATAAGATCGAACAATCAAAAGATGACAGCTTAAAAGATGAGCTTGCAGCCTATTTAGTTAACAATTTAAATACAAGTGAGGTTAAGTGATGACTAACAAAATAAAGCAACATCAGATAAAAGTTACTTTACCAGCTGGATTATATGATCAATATGTTCAGCTTGTATTAGAAACTACATTCGAAAGGAATCTATCCCAATTTACACGCGGTTTGATCCGCCAAGCGGTTAAGGAGTCAAACAAATGAAAACGCTATTTTATTATTTACTTTTTATGTTGATAGTTTTTGCATCGGTTAGTCATTCATTACAACGATTAACAGAGTCAGATTGCAACACGTTAGGGAGTCAATCCCTAGCGTGTAAGCAATTAGAAAAAGAAAACCTAATTAACAAATTACTAAATTAAAACAATGGAAACAAACGAATTAAAAAAAGTCATCTTTACTCTAGATATTGATTATCTAGAGTTAGTTGATGCCGTAGGCTTAGACTATACAAAAAAAGGAACTGACTTAAAAGTTAGTGTTTATCTTGATAAACAAGAAATGCAAGAATACTACGATAAAGATTGTTATAATTTCGCTTTAAATACTCTTAACCCTGAACTAGCCGAAAGTTGTAGTAATTTTAAAATTTATAAGATGAGTAAAGAGGAACAAAAAGAAATAGTAAACTATTAAAAATTAGCTATAATAAAAACTCCAGTAAGAAAAATATTTTTACTGGAGTATTTTTTTATTAATTTTATGACGTAACATTTTATACGTAACATTTTATACATAGGAAATTTTTAAGAAAATTTCTGGAAAAAATTTTTTCAAAAAAAAATAAATAATAACAGTAACTTAATAATGAATGGTAATTGAATGAATTTTTAAGGGTGAATGAAAATATTATGAATGTAAATTATTACACTTACATTAACCTACATTTAAGTTATAATAAAAGAGCATTAACAAACTTTCCAAAATGCAACAAACAAAAGAAAAAAACCATGCTTTAGATAATGCCATAGGGCATATTGAAAGCATTGTTGAAGATTATGAAAGACTTTCTTATTTAGAAAGTTTAAACCCTACAACAAACGAACAAGAGGAAGAAATCGAACAAACAAGAGAAAGCATTTTAAACAGTGCTTTAAGTATTCAAGTTCGCAGCGGTTGGACTTCATTAAATGAAAGTTTTCAACCTCAAGAATTTAATATCTTACTTTCATGGGGTGGGCCATCCTTAAGGATTATTGGTGATTTGAACGAATACAAAGAACCAGAAAACCCAGTTATACAATTTCAAGATTGGTTTACAAAGTGGGAAGATTTAAAAATTAATAGTCAACAATATGACGCTTTAGTGTGGTACTGTTCCCAGTTTTATTTTGGTGAATAACGATTGATAAAGAGACTTTTTACAGTCTCTTTTTTATTTATTTAACAATACTTGCATTATTTTATTCTTATACCTATAATAACCTACATAAACATACCAGTTTAATGACACTTTCCAAAAACACTAAACCCATGAATGGGTTGATATATCAATCAATAATGGGTGAATACCTTATTGATCCCAATGAATGTTTAGAAAATATCAACATTCAGAAAGCTATCAGCATGAATGATGAAGTAATGCTAAGAAAAATTCTTGAATGTGAATATTAATATGGAAACTAAAAAGCAAAAAATAGCATTAATAAATACTTTACTTAAGTATTATGATGCTTCAGATAATGAAACTTCAGGCCAACTTTATCGAGATATTTTACATTTTACAGTTGGATTAACATTTGAAAGTTTTAATTCTTGTAATGACATAGCAGAAAGAATGTATTTAAAAGGAAAGAAAAGTTATGAATCTTAAATTACAAGAAAAAGATTCAAGTGCTTTATTTTTAGCACTTGATGAGATAGTAAATTTTGACTTAAAGAAATTTAGTCAAGATGAAAGAGAATCTATCTTAGATATATATAAACAAGTAAAAAAATATAATCCATACCATTTAAAAGATAACCCTAGATATGTAGGTAAAAAATGAAACTTAAAAAAACTAGAAAAGAAAGAAAGTGTTATTCATGTAAATCTTTAATTAATAAAGGAGATTTATATGGCCAAAAAAGCATAGCACTTGGAGAAAAAGTTGATGGAGAATCAGAGACTTTTGATGGCATGAATACTGTAGTTCATTACATGAGAATACCAGTATCAATGTGTAAAACTTGTTTGGAGAATAAATAGATGAAATAT